GAGAGGCGCCGATGGTGCGGAGGGTTCAGACCTCCGGCCGTAGTCACACACAGTTAGCAGCCCCCGGCTGATCCCCGGGGGTCAGGAGAGCCCGCCGTCCCCATGCGGCGGGCTTTCCGCACTCATGGGGAGTCAAAGTGAATAGCGGTCTATGCATCCAGTGCGATGCGTCCCTGGCGGGCAAGCGGCGCGATGCCAAGTTCTGCTCTCCTGGCTGCGCTCGCGTCGGTCAGGCGCCGGGTTGCGCGACCTCTGGCTGCGAACGTCCCAAGAGGGCGAAAGGCTTCTGTGGCCCCTGCTACAACCGGTCGCGGCGGTCAAGCGGCCTGGACGTGCAGCCCTGGAACGACCGCCGCCGGGACAACTATCACCGGCGCAAGGCCATCAAGAAGGGCGCTTCGACCGGCCGCCCCGTGCGCCTCGCTGAGATCCGCGACCGCGACCGCAACCGCTGCCACCTGTGCAATCTGTTGGTGCCCAGCAAGGCGTGGCCGCACCCTCTGAGCCCGTCACTTGACCACGTGGTCCCCCTGATCCGTGGCGGCGCCCACGACCCAGACAACGTCCGCCTAGCGCACCTCCGGTGCAACACCGAGAAGGGCGCGAACGGCGGCAACGAACAACTACTTCTGATCGGCTGAGGCGATGTCACGTGGAGGCGCGCGAAACCGTAGCGGTCCGCCAGCGGACCCACAGTCCGGCCGCTCGGACGCCCGGGGCTACACGCTCCAGGCTCTACCGGCCGAGGGCTACAGCGGCCCGGTTCCCGACTTCCCCTTGCCGGACGCCTCGAAGCGTGAGATGACGGTGTGGGCCGACGCATGGACGACCCCGCAGGCGTGCGCCTGGTCGCTCCCCTCTGAGCGATGGCGCGTCCAGACGGTGGCGATGTGGGTTCGCCTCAAGGTCCGCTGCGAGGACCCGGAGGCGGGTGCTGCGCTCTACGGCCAGCTCCACCGCTTCGCCGACCAGATTGGCATGACCACGGCCGGCCTCGCGGAGATGGGCTGGCGGGTCGCCGTCGATGAGATCGCCGCCAAGGCGGCCGAGCCGCGGTCTGAGCCTGCCGCCCCTCGAGTCCGCCGGCTGCGCGCTGCTGATGCACAGTGACTCGGTCGGCACGGTCGACTTCCCGACGCTGGGTGACCTGCTAGACGCCTGGACCGAGCAGCACTGCCGGGTGCCGGACGGCTTCTCACGTGGAAAGCCCTTCCGCAAGTACGACTGGCAGTTCTGGGTGATGGCGAATCACTACCGGGTCCGCGAGGACGCGAAGTGGATCCCTGAGCGCCCGCTCCTCAACCAGGCCTTCACCTACCGGCGCACGCTGGTAGTCGGGCCGCAGAAGTCGGGCAAAGGTCCGGATGCGGCCACGGTCACGGCGGCTGAGGCTGTCGGCCCTGTCATCTTCGGCGGCTGGGCGAATGCCCGCGAGGGGTACGACTGCAAGCGCGACGGCGGGTGCCCCTGTGGCTGGTACTACGACTACGAGGCCGGTGAGCCGAAGGGCATTCGACACCCCTCGCCGCTGATCCAGCTCACTGCGACATCGCAGGAGCAGGTGGACAACGTCTACCGCCCCCTGGTGTCGATGATCCATCTCGGGCCGCTGAAGCACACGCTCAAGCCCCGCGAGAACTTCATTCGGATCGTCGGCAACAGTGACGACCCGGACATGGACCGGATCGACGCGGTCACCTCGTCTGCCCTCTCTCGTCTCGGCAACCCGATCAGCTTCGCGCTGCAAGATGAGTCGGGCACCTACACGACCGCAAACAAGATGCGAAAGGTCGCTGAGACTCAGCGGCGCGGCGCGGCCGGCATGGGTGGCCGCACAATGGAGCACACGAACCCGTGGGATCCGTCGGAAGACAGCGTCGGTCAGCGCACCTTTGAGACGCAGTCCGAGGACGTGTTCAAGTTCTATCGCGTCCCGCCTCCAAAGCTGCGGTTTCTGGACAAGCGACAGCGCCGCAGGATCCTCGAGTTCGTCTACGCGGGCTCGGATCACGTGAACCTCGACAGCATCGAGGCCGAGGCTGCGGAACTGATCGAGAAGGACCCCGCGCAGGCTGAGCGGTTCTTCGGTGGCCGCGTCGTGCAGGGTGCTGGCGCTTGGCTGCCCGAGGGTCTGTGGGAAGGGGCGTACGCCGGTGCGCTGGCTGCCGCCTCCTGAGCCCGGAACGAGCGTCTGCGGCGGCTTCGACGGCTCCGAGAACGACGACTGGACCGGAATTCGGCTAGAGACCGCGCAGGGGTTCCAGTTCACGCCCCGGTGGCGCGCGACCGACGAGCCAATGATCTGGAATCCGGCCAAGCACGGCGGTCGGATCCCGCGCTTGCAAGTGCACGACGCCTGGGCCGAGTTGGCTGACGTCTACCGCTTCGAGCGGGTCTACTGCGACCCGGGATTCAACGACCCACACGACCCCACGTCATGGATCACCGAGATCGAGATGTGGGAGCGGGTGCACGGCCCGGACACGTTCTTTTCGTGGCAGATGGGCGGCCAAACCCGAACGCGCGCAGTGCACGCTTCGCTTGTCCGGTTCGAAGCGGACCTTCGAAGCAGGGCATTGACGCACGACGGCTGCCCGGTCACTACGGCGCATGTCGCTAATGCCCGCAAGATCCCAAAGCCGGGCGATCGCTTCATCCTCGGCAAGCCGTCGCAGCAGCAAAAGATCGACCTCGGCGTCACTTCAGTGCTGTGCCACGAAGCCGCCGCCGATGCCCTGGCGGCCGGCTGGGGCATCGAGAAGCCCCAACTTACTCGCGTCTCCGGGCGTGTCCGCAGCTACTAGGAGGCGCCCGTGAGCCAGCCGCTTACGGCGCCGGTGCTGGGTTCCCCTGAGTGGTGGCTGCGGCGGCTGCACAGGGAACTGGCCGACCGCATCCCTGCCCTGGATCTACTCGACGACTACTACCGCGGCGAGCACCCGCTGCCGTGGCTGGCTCCGCAGGCGCACGCCGAGTTCCGCCGCATCCTCCGCATGACCCGGTCGAACTACATGGGCCTGGTCTGTGACGCGATGGTCGAGCGGATGTCGATCGAGGGCTTCCGGCTGCCGGGTGAGGATCAGGCCGACGAGGACACGTGGCGGCTGTGGCAGGCCAACGACCTCGACGGGGACAGCGACAAGGGTCTTCTCGAGGCTGCGATCGGCGGCACGGCGTACACGCTGGTCGAGCCGAACGGGACCGACACCCCGAACATCTACATCGAGCACGGGACGCAGGCCATCATCGGCTACGTCCCTGGCTCGAACCGCCGCAAGAAGGCCGCCGGCCTCAAGCTGTGGGTGGACGACTGGACGGGCGCCCTGTGCGCCACCGTGGACGTCAAGACCACCGACGGGGCATGGCTCTACAAGTTCGAGACCGACAAGCCCAAGGGCGAGGTCCGGATCGAGAACCTGCAGTGGCGCCGCCGCCAGGTCGCCGGGGAGTCGTGGCCGGCTCGGAACACGCTCGGCGAGGTTGCTCTCACGGAGCTGCCGAACAACCCGCGGCTGCGCACCGGGGGCGTCTCGGAGATCTCGGACGTTCTCGACGCGCAGGACCGGGTGAACAAGACGATCGCCGACCGGCTGATGACGCAGGACTTCGGCGCGTTCCCTGCCCTGTTCGCGTCCGGCTACCCGGATGACGAGGACGACCAGCCGGTACAGATCGGCCGCGACCGCATGATCACCACGGACGTCGCCGAGACGAAGTGGTGGCAGATGACGCCCGCCCCGCTTGACCCGTACAGCGCGGCGAAGCAGCAGGACGTGCACGACATCGCGGCCCGCACCCGCACCCCGGCGCAGTACCTGCTGGGCGAGATGTCCAACGTCAACGGGGAGACGTTGAAGGCGTCGGAGTCGGGGCTGGTGTCGAAGGTCCGGCAGCGGATGCGGTCGTTCTCGGAGGGCTTCGAGGAAACGATGCGCCTCGCCCGGCAGGCTGCTGGGCTGGCGTCTCCGGATGAGATCGAGACCATCTGGCGCAATCCGGAGTTCCGTACCGAAGCCGAGGTGTCCGACGCGGCGGTGAAGCAGCTCGCCGCCGGCATCCGCGACCTCCGCTCCGCCCGCGAGTTTGTCGGGCTGTCGCAGGCGGAGATCGCTCAGATGGAGGCCCGTGAGGAAGCGGCTGCGGCCGATCCGACGCTGCAGGCCATCGCCCGCGACCTGATCAACGCGAGCGCACCGACCGCACCGCCGACGGGGGCTCCTGGTGGCACTCCCGCAGTCGGCGGCTGACTTCTACCGGACGCAGCAGCGCCTCCAACTGGTGCTGGTCGCGGCGGGTCGTCGCGCGTGGGCGCGGATGCTCGCTGACTTCGATGCGTCGTGGGCGGCGATCGCGCCGGGGCTGGTGGGGGTGGCTTCCGCTGCACAGTTGGCGTCGGCGACCGCGGCGACCGCCTACGTTCCGGCCGTACTGGCCGAGACCGGGCAACCGGACGCCCCTGAGGCTCGCGTACGGCCCCAGGCGTTCGCAGGGATAGCGGCAGACGGTCGAGGGCTCGACGGGCTGCTGCAGGGCGCTGTGGTGACCGCGAAGCGGGCATCGGGCGCTGGTGCTCCCCCGGCGGATGCGCTGGCGCAGGGCGGCCGGTGGCTCGACGCGCTACTGCAGGGCGTGGTGACGGACGCCGGCCGTGGTGCGACGCAGGCTGAGGTCGCGGTCCGCCCGCACATGGGTTTCGTCCGCATGGTCAACCCGCCGTGCTGTGGCCGGTGCGCGATCCTCGCCGGCCGCTGGTACGCCTACGACGCCGGGTTCCGGCGGCACCCGCGCTGTGACTGCACGGCGATCCCGTCGACCCGTGACGGCTGGGAGCGGCTGTCGATCAGCCCCGCCGAGCTGTTCGCCAACGGCCACGTGAAGGGCCTGACGCAGCGCGAAACGGACCGCCTGGCCGCCGGTGAGGACCGGAACAAGGTGATCAACGCCTCCCGCGACATGTGGCGGGCGCGGATCGCTGAACAGAAGGCCGCCGACCAAGCGCGCCGCGACAGCCTCTGGGCGGGCGCCACGAGCCCCCGGCCGACTGTCGGTATCGAAGACCTGCTCGCCAGCCTGACGAGTCGCGTAGAGGCCCTCGGCGCCATGAAGGCGCAGGGCTACGCCGCATAGGTAGCGCCGTGACGGTGCGGGAGTCGAACCCGCGCCCCGCGCTTGCTCTCAGGACTGCTTAGCACCGTGCAGTTCCCCTGAGCCGTAACCGCATTGGGCCTCTCGGTGTCGAGGACGGTCCCGCCGCTACCGCTTCGCCACCACCGCGCGCGCACAGCGTAGCGCAACAGACCACCCGCCTCGCGTGAGGCAAGGCGGGACTTCCCAGGGCGTGATGCCCGAGGAGGACGCAGTGACCGAACCAACCCCCGACGTCGTGACGACCGAGGAAACCCCCGCCGACGAGCCCAAGGCTCCCACCGCGGAGGACATCAGCCGCCTGCAGGCCGCGCTCGACAAGGAACGCGACGCCCGCAAGGCCGCAGAGAAGGCAGCCAAGGACTTCCAGCAGCAGCAGCGGGCCTCAATGGATGAGACCCAACGCGCCCTGCTCGAGGCCGAGGAGCGCGGCGCCAACAACGTCCGTAGTGAGTACGGCAAGCGGCTCGCGCAGACGGAGTTCCGGGCGGCAGCCGCCGCGCGCAACCCCGAGGCCGACGTCGCCAAGGCGCTCAAGTACCTCGACCTCGGAACGTTCCTCGGTGACGACGGCGAGCCGGACGTCAAGGCCATCACCGCAGCTGTCGCTGACCTCATCCCGGTCAGCGGCGCCCCCCAGCCCCCGTCCTTCGACGGGGGGGCCCGCCAGTCCGCTCAGGGCGGCGTGTCCATGTCCGACCTCATCCGCCAGGCCGCCGGCCGCGGATAGCTCGCAGCACCAGTCCGCCATGGCTGGCCCCGCTGCCCACCCCTTCCTAATCGGAGGTTCCAACCATGGCGTACAACAACATCGTTTCGCGGACGAACGCTCAGGCGCTCATTCCCGAGGTCGTCTCCAATGACATCCTCGGCGGCCTGAACAACCAGTCCGCAGCCCTGAAGCTGTTCCGTCAGGTGCGGATGGCGACGAACCAGACCCGCATGCCGGTCCTCTCGGCGCTGCCCACGGCCTACTTCGTTTCCCCGACCGACACCGGCCTCAAGCAGACCACCGAGGCCGCGTGGAGCAATAAGTACCTGAACGTCGAAGAGCTGGCGGCGATCGTCCCGATCCCGGAGGCTGTTCTCGACGACGCCACGTTCGACGTGTGGGGCTCGATCATGCCCCTGCTGACCGACGCCATCGCCCGCGTCCTCGACGCTGCGGTGTTCTTCGGCACGAACAAGCCCTCCACGTGGGGCGGCGCGATCGTCACCGACGCCACC